GGGCAGACCGGTGGGTTATCAATATGGAAAATGTTAGTCAGAGTTTGAGAAAACACACGCGCCCGCACCTCTATGCGGCGGGGTTTTCCGGCGGTTCCCGGCCTCAACAAATATTGCTGGGGGATTCCACCCTTGCCGAGAGTTTTCGGCACTACCGGTTGCTAGGGCCACCGGGGGGGTACCAGTACCTGTATGCAATCTCGACATGGATTTGTGGATTTAGGGTTATCCATATGGATATGTGGGCATTACCCGCTGTACTGTCCCGGCGGGACTGTCAGCATGACCCCCTATGTACGGATATGGTATATATCCCGGCGGGTCTTAGACCCAGTCTACATACGGGTACCCGTTTTGTCAAGCAAAATCCACAAAACACCCCTGCGAAATAATTTTTTTATTGACAATCAGGGCTATCGACCCTAATATGATACCGTGGGCTGTTTCACGTACGGTATATTCCCACACATCTGTGAAATGTTTCATATAACCACGGTGAATAAGGCTAGATGGAACGCCCACTCCTTCCCATTAAGTTGCAAAACAATGAATCTGCTCCCACAACAGAAAAAAGAGCGGGAATTGACCCCGCAGCAGGACCAATTTCTTGAATTACTGTTTGAAAACGGCGGAAATGTAACCGCTGCGGCAGTAGATGCAGGTTATTCGCGAGGTTCTGCCCAGTGGCTCAAGCAAACACTGGCAGATGAGATCATTGATCGCACAAAAACTATACTTTCGGTAAATGCCATAAAGGCTGCGAACCGTGTAGTCTCCACAATCGACAATCCCGCCCCCGAACGAGGCGACGAACTAAGGCTACGGGCCGCAGAATCGTTGCTTAACCGCGTAGGAGTTGCGAAACAGGAGACAATGAACCACAACGTAACGGCTGTACACGGTGTTGTCCTGCTGCCACCAAAGAATGAGGTTGTAATCGATGGCTAAAACGCAACTACAGGCTACTGGAGAGCGTATCACAGGGAATATGAAACTCCGCAAGGAGTATGGTGTTCTCGACTTTGAAGGTAATCTTATTCCCTTTGATGAAGCACGTAATAAAGTGCAGCGTGAAGCGTCTAAGCGTGGCATGGATGAAGTCGAAGGTATGAAGTTTATGCGTGAGACCATGACTAAGCTGGGCTACGGCTCTTTCTATAAGGCGCACGGTGGTAGTTGCAAGGGACGCATGGCGCAAGGAAGCGCAGAAAAGAATGGATAACCAGCCTTCGTGGCTCAAGCGGGCTATGAACCCCAATACTCCGATTACGGATGGGAACGAAACAGTACGCACTATCGACTTTGAGATAGATGGTGTGCTGTATATCGCACCTACTCTGCGTATGGGCAAGGACGGTTTGAAGCGTTTCACTCGTAAAGAAGCAGAGGATGAGGCCATTCGTCGTGGAGATGCTATGCGCGTCCCAGATGGCATGACAGGCACAGAGTTTTCTAACTTCGTCAGCGACACAATAAATGATGCAAGGAAGCACCGTGGAAGACAAGCAGGATCAAGCGCCGAAAAAGCGCGGTAGACCTAAAAAAGACCCGAATGCGCCAAAGGCATCATATAACCTTTCTACGCGGGAACGTGCGAGACGCGCAGCGACGAAACGTGTTAACGCTGCCAAAAGACGTGCAGACAAAACAACAAAGGCCGCAGAGGACAAACGACGGTATGCGCGAAAGCTTGAAAAAACCACTACAAAAGTTGAAAAGGCTCTGGTTGGCGATGAGTCCGCCACAATCGATCTTGGGGATTTGGATGGTCTACCAAGCGCAGTCAGCGATCTTGTCGGAGAAAGTGAAGTTGTTTTTCAACCGAATGACGGCCCCCAGATGGACTTTCTTAGCGCGAGTGAAAGAGATGTTCTCTACGGTGGCGCTGCCGGGGGAGGTAAATCTTTCGCTCTCTTGGCCGATCCTTTGCGCTTCTGTCATAACCCTAATCACCGTGGGCTTCTTCTTAGGCGTACTCTCGACGAACTGACCGAACTGATTGACAAGTCCCGTCAACTATACCCTAAAGCCTTTCCCGGTGCAAAGTTTCGTGAATCTAAAACAACATGGGTGTTCCCGTCCGGTGCAACGATCTGGTTCACCTATCTCGACAGAGATAAAGATGTAACCCGCTTTCAGGGTCAGGCATTCAACTGGATAGGCATTGATGAGATTACGCAGTATCCCACACCTTATGTCTGGGATTACTTGCGTTCTCGCCTTCGTGCTACTGATCCTGAACTCCAGCAACACTTGTACATGCGCTGCACAGCCAACCCCGGAGGAGTGGGTGGTTGGTGGGTCAAGAAGACCTACATCGATGGCTTGGAATCAAACAAGCCTTTTGTTGCGTTTGACATAGAGACTAAACATCCCTTTGTGTGGCCCGCTGGTCACGAGAAGGCAGGGGAGCCGTTGTTCTACCGTAAGTTTGTCCCAGCACGGCTCACCGACAACCCCTATCTGATGGCAGACGGCCAGTACGAGGCTATGCTCAGATCGCTCCCAGAAGTCGAGCGGAAGAGACTTCTTGAAGGGGATTGGGATGTGGCGGAGGGAGCGGCCTTCCCCGAATTTTCAAGAGTGCGTCATGTTGTCGAACCTTATGATCTTCCAACCAACTGGCCCCGTATACGAGCGGCGGACTACGGGTATGCGAGTCCTTCGTGCGTTCTGTGGGGGGCTATTGACTGGGATAATAATATCTGGGTTTATCGCGAACTATATGCTAAACACTTGACAGCAGAGCAATTAGCTGATAAAATAATGGAAGCAGAGCAGCTAGACCCATTACCGCACTACACGGTTCTGGATTCTTCCTGTTGGAACAAGACAGGATTCGGCCCTTCTATTGCTGAAACTATGATGAGACAAGGAGTCAGGTGGACACCATCTGATCGTAATCGCGTACAGGGCAAGATGGAAATACACCGTCGTCTTGCCGATGATCCCTACACAGAAGAACCTCGCATACGCATTTTCTCGACTTGCCAGAATATAATTAAGCAACTTGCTGGCATACCGCTTTCCAAGTCCAACAGCGAAGACGTAGATACGAAGTCTGAAGATCATGCCTACGATGCTCTGCGGTACATGCTGATGACACGCATGAGCGGGTACACATCAATCCACAAGCAACTTGGTGCAATCAAGAGTCAGGTGTTCCAAGTACAAGATGAAACCTTTGGTTACTAATGGCACAGTTTAACGAAGCATTTGAAGAAAGTCTACGCGCTGGTGGCGCAAGTCGTCAGAAGAGCCTTAACTCGTCTACTCTGCGAGATGTAATTACCAATCGATCTCCTGACGATTATAAAAAGGGTTCGGGCCAAGGCAAGATAAACAGCGCACTTCGTTTCTTTGAAGCCGCTGGCATTGCCGACATGACTGTCGGGGAACTTGCTGACGATCCTGTAGCTTTTGTAAACGCGATGACAGGTGATGCTTACGCTAACTTTGGAAAAAATCAAGCGAACGAAGCGTCAAAATTTATTTCCGGAATCTTTCAAGACGCAGGTCACGGTAAGGCGTGGGGCAGCAATACTTTAAAGAAAGAATTGAGTCCTGCAAAAGCCCTAGAACTTTTTCCCATTGAATCCACCCAAGAAAAGGTAAAAGGCTACCCAGACGACTTTTTTACCCGCACAAAAAAGGTTGTTATGGAGTTGCAGGCGGCAGGACAAAAGGAAGCTGCCGCACAATTCTTGCTGACAATGACGGGGGGATATCGTTCAGCAGACTTAACTGATGTCTTAGTTCAAGATATCGACTTTAGGACCGGCGTTCTGTTTGATGTGGAAGTTAAAGATGCAGCAACGACAACTAAGAAGACAGGTGTTTTTTCTGCTCCTCAACTGGATGTCTTAAAGGATTATTTAGGCGGCAGAACAGAGGGCGTATTGTTTGCAAACCCTGATGCTAATGCTAAGATAATTAACGCTGCACTAAAGAAAAATTTTCCACCCGATTACCTTACTAAGAACACTAAGGCAAGGGGTACTTTTACCACTGGGGTAACACTTTACGACTATCGACATTTCAACGAAACCTTTTTGTCTTCTATGGACGTTAGTGATGAACTTCGTAAAGTCGCTACTCTCCGTTCCCCTTCTAAAGTATCAGAAAGGTACGCTGCCAGTGGCGCACGGCGAAAGGATATTAACAGACTGCACGGCGGTCTCTTATCTCTATTTGCTGCAGGATCAAATACATCGTCTCCAGCCCAGTTTCTTAATGATGTTTTGAGCGTTGACGGCAGTCAGCCTCTGCTCTCTGATCGAACAAGAAAGCTAACAGCTACCAGAGAACTAATAGAGCAGGTGGGCTACGAAGACGCTATTTCGCCATCTCTATACGCTAGTCTGCCAGAAGAAGGCGACGTGACGGGAACAAGAGCAGTCGGTATTGATCCTGAAACTACTGCGGCTCTTAATCAACAAACACAGTCCGAAGCTATGAAAGCTGCTCTACAAGCAGACATTGATGCAGGAGCGATGGCGGAAGATGCTGCTGCGGGAAGAGCAAAGGCTCTGGAGACTAGGCAGGACCAAGACAAGCAAAGAAAAGAAACAAAGCTGGACGACACTAAAGGCTTTCTTATGAGAAACATAGATAAGTTTAAGCCATTAGTTACCTTTGTACCGTTTGTGGGCACTGCTGCTGGCATTGCTGGAATACCTCAAGTTAGAGAAGACATATCAGGTACAATGCAAGAGTTGTTTGGTATGCCCCCTGCATACGCAGATGCTGTAGGCACAGCAGGCGCTATTGGGGATTTTGCAATAGGTGAAGCAGCATTCGTTGCACCAAGCGATGTCGTAGCTGGGGGTCAGGCTTTAGGAAGCCTAGACTCAACAGTTAGCCCGGAATCACTTGAAACAGCGGACATGGCACCCAAGTTAGTAGGACGAGATGATTTTGCGGGACAAC